CTGGGCTGGTACGTCATCTTGTTAAGTATTACCTGGCTGAATTAAGGCCAGATGGCAACGGTGGCCATAACCTACGCGGCCGCGTTGATCGTATCGAGGCCAAGGTAGATTCAATATACGAAATTTTACTTAGCCGCTAGGCGTGTCGGTTATTGACCGCTGTCATACCCACGCTTTACCCTTCATTTACACGTTAGGCAGGGCTACCTAATTCGGTGTAGCACGGCTTAACCCAAACAAGGGCGAAGTAAATGGATATAGAAAAAGTAGCAGTATTAGTTTTATTGGTTAGCGTTGCATGGTTTATTGTAGGTTGGTCAGTCGGTTACAAAGAAGGCGTGAAGGATGGCTACAATCGTGGCCGCGCAGCTGGTATGCGTGTAGCTAGTGATCGTGTGGTCAAATAATGGCTTTTGACCTAAATAATTATGAGGATGTGAACAGCCGCATTAAGCGGTTTAGAGAAACCCATATCTCAGGCAGGATTATTACCGAGATCGTTGAGTTAAACGTCAAGGATGGCTACGTCATTATCCGTGCCAGCGTATTTCGTGAGCATGAGGATGTTGTCCCGGCGGCTGTAGATTATGCTTATGAGCTGCGTACTGATCGAGGCGTAAACCGTGACTTTTGGATCGAGAATTGCAGCACGTCTGCCATCGGTCGAGCCATAGGTCTGCTAATGCCTAGCGATGCAAGGCCTACACGCCAGGATATGGAAAAGGTAGAACGCTTACAGGCTCAGCCTGCAGTAGAGGTTGATCTATGGGCTACTGCTACACCTGCAGTAAAGGTTGATGGCGTGGGAAGTGTGCGCCCAGCTGCGGAAACTATCGCAGACATTAAAGCGCAATTAGGCGGCGAGATCGTAGATGCTGCGCCGATTTGCAGCCACGGCAGGATGGTTTACAAGGAAGGCGTAAGCCCTAAAACTGGACAAAAATACCGGGGTTATACCTGTAGCAGTAAGTCACGTAGCGATCAGTGCAAACCAATATGGCTATAACTGAGATGGCGCAGATAGTCCAGGTAATCTTAGATCGATCGCAGGAGTTACAGGCAGCAGCTAGTGGGTTTGCCCGTAGTACAGGCGAGAAGGCTAATACGCCCGACCATGCTGGCCGATATAACACAAAGATAAACTTTCACGAGTTCGTAGCGGAGCATAGTGAGGCTGCTGGCGCAGAGATCGCAGTAGCGCAATACATGGGTATCCGTAACTTTATACCTACTGTAAATACTTTCCACGATGCACCAGATATACAGTTAGGCAATCTAGGCTTTGAAGTTAAGTGGACTAAGTACATTAACGGCCATTTAATTATCCATAAGGATTACCCAAGGCTTAGCGATGTAGCAATCCTTGTCTGTAATAAAAGTCCGGTATATCAGATCATCGGCTGGATGCCCGTGTTATGGGCTAAAAAGGCCAAGTATTACAACGCAGCTGATGGCAATTTCTGGGTATCTCAACGTGAGTTATTTGAGATGGATGCATTAAGGAAGTCCGTATATGGCGTTACTGAGGATTAACTGCAGGGTTTGCGCCAAGATCGGCCCCGGCATGCAAACGCATAAGATCGTAGATGAGTTTATTAACCTACCGCCTAACGTAGTTTGCGTTCAATGCTTAGGCTGTGGCGTTATGGGCATTGAGATGCTGCTGGATACTGAACGCGCTAGAGATGAGGACATAGATGCCTAACGAGCTAAGAATTTATTGTAATTGCGAGGATTACAAAGAGATGAGCCTGTCGGTTTACCTGGTTAATGGCATCATCCCTATCATCATTATTAAGTGCGAAAACTGCATGAGTGCATACACAGTCATGCCTAATTCGGTGCAAAATGCCTAGTTACTTATACCGATGCGATCAATGCGGCGGCGAAACAGAGATGAATCACCCGGTAAATACACACGGCGACAGCGCACCCTTGTGCTGCAGCTACCCAATGATGCGCGTGTTTAGCGCGCCATCGATCATATTTAAAGGAACAGGATGGGGTAAAGATAAATGAGTAATCCAGAAATGCGTACGATATTGCAGGATCTAAGAGAATTACTAGCTAAAGAGATCGAGCATAAGTTTATGCCGTTGCATGTATGCCAGGTATGCGACAACATAGCCGTAGGCGCGTTAGTTGAGCAGATCGTGGCCACAATTAGGGGCGATAATGACTAATCTCAATGACTGGAAAATGGCCGAACGCATAGCCGAGAACAGCAATACATTTAAAACGCCGCAAGATGTTATGACTGCCTTTGAGGATCTTATGAAGCAAGTCGAAGCTGAAAGCGATCAAGATGACTAAGCGACTTGGTCAGGAGTTTTACACAGTTGCGGATAACGCTGTGTATAACGCATGCTGTGACTCAATACAGTTTAAGTACCTGTGCAAAACCTGTGGACAAAACGCTGGATGCTATTTCTGCAGCTTTAACCCAGATGAAAAGCATGAGTGCGATGAGCTGTGACACGCCCAAGATCACGCGTAAATTCAAATGGATTTGGTGGGGCATGATACAATCTAGTCTTGTAATAGCATCTATTAATAATGCTTATGCTATTAATAATAATGATATAGAGAAAGAAAAATATAAACTCTATAGTCATATAAAACTTACTAACAGTAGGCAATACCTATGCTTAGAGAAGCTTTGGCATTTAGAGTCACGATGGAATCCATTAGCTGATAACAAACACAGTACAGCGTATGGAATACCACAGCTATTAAAGCTAAAGACTAAAGATCCTTATAAGCAAATAGATGCAGGCCTTATCTATATTGCTAAACGTTATGGCACACCATGCAAGGCGTTGTCGTTCCATCTAAAGACTGGTCACTACTAATGGCTAAGCGAGGCGACCCACGCAGCCAGCGCAAGTACAAGGCAATCAGGCTTACAGTCCTGGCTAGGGATCAGTACACCTGTTACTACTGCAACCAGCCAGCTCATACAGTAGATCACATAATCCCAGTATCCAGATCAACCGAGGCTGAGGCTTACGATCCTAACAATATGGTTGCCTGCTGTAGTCGATGCAATAGTAGGCGTGGATCACGTAATCAGGCTGTTTTTTTAGCACAGACGGCTACCCCCCCTGCCTTTTCGTCCAGTTTATCCCCGAAGGTGGTCGAAACGGTTCACAAAGGCCCGATGACTGGTAATCTCTAGAAAATGACACTAGAACTGGTAGAAAATAAACCAGCCCTTACAGGGGCTGTAATGCCTCGCCTGCATACTCCATGGGTCGAAGGAGAATCTAGGGTAGATGCCATTATTGAACTTGCCGAACGTATCGGCCAGCCTCTACTCGAGTGGCAGATTGTAATCCTGCGAGATATGTGCGCCGTAGATGAAAACGATCAGTTTGTAAAAAAATCTAGCTTGTTAGTTTGCAGCCGCCAGTCCGGTAAAAGCCACGTTCTGCGTATGCGCGTACTAGCTGGGCTGTTCTACTTTGGCGAGATGAATATCCTTATTATGAGTTCGCAAATGCTTATGGCCTCTAAGTCGCTGGAGATCATGGCAGGCATTATTGACCGTAACGAGTTTTTACGCCGCGACGTTAAAGGCGGCAATATCGAAAAGGCTTACAAGCGCACTAATGGTAATAACCGAATCATCCTAGAATCAGGCGCAGAGGTTCGAGTAGTAGCTGCGACTGCAGACTCTAGCCGTGGTTTAACTGCCGATGTAGTTTGGATCGATGAGCTGCGCCATGTCGGTACAGAGGCGTTAGATGCTGTAAAGAGTACGACTCTAACCCGACCTAATTCGCAGCGGTTCTACACCTCTAACGCTGGCTTTAAAGATAGCCACGTCTTAAATGACATGCGCGAAAGATCGCTAAACAAGCCGCCTAAGTCGGTGGGCTATTACGAGTACAGCGCGCACGATGGCTGTGATATTTGGGATCGATCAGCCTGGGCGATGGCTAACCCGTCATTAGGCTTACTGATAACCGAAGCGGCCATGGAGGAAATAGTCGCTACCTCCGATTACAGCGCGGTAATGACTGAGAATCTTTGCAAATGGGTCGGCACAGATTTATCACCGTGGACACCTGGCAGCTGGGAGGAGTGTGCCGATCCTGATCTGATCTTGTCACCTGGCATGTACTCGATGTTTGCCTTTGACCTAGAGCCACACGCAAAACGCCACGCAGCTTTAATGGCTGGGGCTATATTGCCCGATGGCCGAATTGGTATCAGCCTGGTTAAGACATGGGAATCGGATCGTGCGATCGATGAGCTAAAGATCGCCGTAGATATTAAAGGCTATTGCGATGAGTGGATGCCTAAGCAAGTCCTGTTTGATAAATATACCGGGCAGGCTATTGCCGACCGCCTACATGTATCAGGAATAAAGGTAGAGGATTGCTCAGGCTCGCAGTTTTATACAGCTTGTTCGACCTTTAAAGATTACATAGACAATAAGCGCGTAGTTCACGGCGATCAAGAATTCTTAAACGAGTCGAT